CAAAGAAAGTTGTCCATACTTCACCCATTGTTCGGTAAAGTCCCTCTTGACCGAGGCGGTTGATTGCGAATGGGTCACCAGTTTCGATACCGGACTCAAAGTATTGAGTTGGTATTGCTGTGCTGAAATACATGTAGTCAGTGTCCAATAGATACATACGGCTTAGACCATCTTTTACCATGTCTTTGGTAGGGATGATTGGAACACCGTTGTAAGTTGCGACAATGAAACCTGCTTCAATACCCGGAACACCCTTAACACCGTTGTAGGTAGGGGTGACTCTCTTCTCCTCCATGAAACGCTGTTGCGCTTGTAGAAGTTGTTGTAGTCTCATTAGAGTATCATATCCAGTTAGGATAACCTTTGGATTACCACCACGCTCCCAAACTTGCTGGAAGATTGTATCAAGGTGGTCAAGTGACAATACACGGCGACTTGCAGCGGCTGCGTCAGCAGCACAGTTTACTTCAGCGTGTGACCAAGCGTTTGCGGCTCGGTTAATACTGTAGATGTCCAAGTCAGCAGCCAAATCAGCGTGGTCGTTAGAACCTTGTTCAGTTCTTAGACCAGTAGTAGAACCGCTACCACCATCAGCAGCAGTAATTCTGTCAAGTGATTCAAAGTTGTTACCAGCAGCACCGTCAGTGTCTTGTAGTAGCATTTTGTTTACCATTTCAGCGTGGTGCTTGCCCATTTCTTCTTTGAGAACTGAGCGCATGTCACCCATACCGTCATCTTTGTCAGCAAGGAATACTGCAACTTCGCTTACATCGAATGAGTGAGCGATGGTTTTTGGTTTTGCAGCAACATGCTGGAAAGTTGGCTTAACAGTTTCAGGCAGTGTGCCGTTCTCCGCTATACCACCGTGAACTACTCCAGCGTTTGGCTTGTCAGTAATGACTCTCCATCCACTGCGCTCCCACGGTTTCTTAGGTAGAATTGAAAATGCGTTAAACTCTTGGTTCAACTGTGACCAAACTTTGCGCCCGTAGATTGCTTGGTATGTTCCAGCAGTGGTGCTTAGCATTGGTGAATCCGATTTTAGAAGTTCACTACCAGTGTATGTGTAACCCATTGAGTTACCTGCTCCGTAGTAGTATCGTTCCATGTCGCTGACTGTTCTTACATAATTTCGTGCCATAATTTTTCATCTCCATATTTTTTTTGTTGTTTTGTGAGCCTCATTCGCCTCGGTATAGCCCTCCAGCGAGTTGATGAACTTCCTCCCAAGACATGTTAGCCAAGTCTTGTGTGCTCGGAACTTCAACTGTAGGTGCAGCGGATTTTGCGATTGTCTCGCCAGCGCCACTGGATAAGTTGTCAATTCTGTCATTGAGTGCTCCAAGAGCCTTCATAACTTCATCAAGAGGAGCACGAGCGTCAAAGTTTTGTGCTTGTGCTTTTGAGATTTCTTCAGCAGTTTCTTGTGCGAAGCGACCTTCAAAGTTTTGTTCAAGGGACTTACGGAACTCTTCTTCTTGCTTTGCAGCCTTGAAAACACCGTATGCTTCTTCGATTCGGTGTGCGTCAATTCCATGTCCTGTGATAAAGTCAGACTTTGTAACATCTTTCTTGCCACCGCCGCCAGTTGTGCGAGCGATTGCGTTAGTAGATGGGTTGCCTCCTTCTTGAGCACGACCCTTGACTTGTCCAGCGAAGTAATCAGCACCATCGCCAATTGATTCAGGGGTAGAGCCAAGATTTGCTTTGGCTACTCCGTCAAAGTGAGTGCGAGCAGCAATAGTGTCTACTCCAGCGGATTTGAGAGTGTTTTCCATCCAGTCAAGATATTCAGAGGTGATAACATCAGAGTATTCAGACTTCATTTTGTCGTCTTTCTTGTCTTTCTCTTCGTCTTTCTCTTTGTCCATGTAGTTGCCTTTCTCTTTGTCGTCTTTCTTGTCTTCATCAGAGTCAGACTTACCCTTCTTTTTCTTTTCCATAGCGGCTTGTAGCGCAGGGGG